TATTAAACCAACAATTAATAACGAAGAACAAATGAACGAATTTAGTTTTGGCAAAGAACTTGGTAAGTTGGAGGCTCAATTTGAGACGATGACTAACAAGTACGAAGCAAGAATTGAAGCTTTAGAGAACGAGAACAACTCGCTCCTTGAAGCTGTGACATCTTTTGAAGATAAGTTCGCTGGTGTTTCTGATTTGAAGGAAGCCATTGAAATGATTCAAAAGCACATCGCGTCTATGGGAGAGTCTCAAGAAGAGAACGCTGCTGTAGAAGAAGATGAAGAAGAAGAGATGGCTCATACTCCAGAACACAAAGAGGAGGAAGAGAAAGAAGAAATGAAAGATGACAAGTACGAAGCTACTGAAGAAGTTGCCGAGGAAGTCTCTGAAGAATTTACTGCTGAAGAAGAAGCTAACGAGTTGGAAGTTGAGGAGCAATTTGCTGCTGAACAAAAGGCTGAAGAAGTTCAAGAGACAGTAGAAGACAAGACAGTAGTTTTTAATGGTATCACTTCTGAAAAAGTGGATATGATTAACAACTTCTTTAACCGCAAGTAATTATTGTAAATTAATTAAACGAATCCTCTTAAATTAAAATAAAATGAGTATAGTAATATCAAACTTGCCATACGGTGACAGACGTCCAGACCTCTTCATTGATACTATGGTAAAATCGGCAGCGGTATTAAACCGTTTCCGTCTTGTAGATGGTGTTAAAGCTAAAGTAAACGTACCAATCTTTGACGCTACATTATCTTTCGGTTCAGACCTTTGTGTGTTTGACGGCAACTCTGCTGCTACAATCGGAGAAAAAGAAATGACTGTAACTACTTACAAGTGGTCTTTCTTAAACTGTAAAAACGCTCTTGAGTCTTCTTACCGTGGTCTTCTTTTGAAGAAAGGTCAGAACAACCCAGAGACTATGGACGCAGAGTTCAAGGATTGGGTATTTGACTACTTCGCAAAATTGTCTGCTGAAAAAGCATTGACTGTTGCAGGTACTGCATTGACTACTGAAATGGCTGCTGATGCTTCTGTATTAGACTTTGACACTGATGCTGTATTAACTTCTGCTAACATCCTTGACAAATTAGAAGGTGCTTACGAAACAATGAGTGACGTAATGTTAGCTGCTGTTTACGGAGACGCTGACCGTGATTTCAAACCTGCTATCTTCTTGGGAACTGCTGCTATGCAACACTACCAAATCGCTATCGCTGGTCTTTACACTACTACTCCACAAGGTGTTGTAGAAGGTGGTGTACCGAACTACTACGGTATGGAAGTTATTCACTTCCCATCTATGCCTGCTAACGAGTTTATGATTGCTGCTGCACAGAACATCGTAATGTTGACTGATGAGTACAATGACGTTCGCGCAATTGATATGAAGTACGAAGCTGAATTGTCTTCTGATAAAATCTGGGGACAGTTCAAGTTAGGTTTCTCTTACTTGAAAGGTGAAGAGATTGTCTACGCGAAAAACTTCGCATAATTAATTAAATAATAACGGAAGGCCTTCGGGCCTTCCTTTAATACCCTATAAAAAATGGCTTGTACTGTAACTCTTGCTGATATTGATTACGGATGTGATGATTTAGGTATTGGTGGTATTGTAGAACTTCACGTGGCTTCACGTGCTGCTGCTCTTACTGCTATCACTACCAAAGATGATTCTACTCGTGTAATATCTGCTGTTAGTGGTGCTGCTTCTGATGTAGTTCAATTCTCTTTCAACTTGAAAGATGGATTCTCTGTATTCTCTGAAGTTAAGACCGCTAACGCTGACGGAACTTTCTCTACTGTTCCAACTATCTCCGCAGAATTTCCAAAGATGGATGCTACTCGTATCACTGCTTTAGACCAAATGTCTAATGGCGCACCAGAATTAGTAGCTTTCGTTAAGACTGCTGCTGGAACTCACCACGTATGTGGTTTAGATTTCGGTCTATATGTTTCTACCATTGATGGTAACTCTGGAACTGGTCGTTCTGAAAAGAACCGTTTCCAATTAACTCTAACAGGTGAGGAAGCTGGATTGTCTTATTCAATTACTGATTCATTATTTGGTGACATCACTGCATAATAGCAAATCTTGTAAATTAACACAAGGGGAGTGGAGCAATCCTCTCCCCTTTTTATTTAAAAATATATGGCTTTCAATTGTAGCATCTTATTAAGCGATATTGATATCAATTGTAACAAAAGAGTTACAGGGGGTATCAAGAAAGCTGTCCTATTATTACAAAAAGACTTGACTATTACCTTTAACCCTCTTGATGAGACACAGGTAACACAAGTAGACACACTAAACGCTGTATCCTTTGAGCATAACCCAAAGGACGGAACTACAACTTTTACAGAGAACAAGAACACCTCTAATGGATTAGGTGTTGTTGCTACTGATATTACTATCCAAACTCCTGCTGTAGATAATAAGGTAAATCAAATAGACCTTATGAGCCGCAGAGAGGACATCTGCTGCGTTCTCTTACACAACAACGACACTGTGACTATCAGTGGATGGATGGATGGCTTAACGATGAACTATGAGGCTAACAGCGGTACAGGTACTGGTGAGAAGTCTTACGTCAACATAACACTAAATACCGAAAGTGGTATTGCTTCTTTGGCAATCAATGACAAATCGGTATTCAGCGACCAAACCATTTTTGATTAATGGGTTATTTACTGAATAACGGAACGGGATATATGAAGGATGCTGTGCAGGTTAATGTGCAGCCTAAATACCTATATGTAAGAGGTGGATACTCTGGTAGTTCTGTTTATTCTGGATATGAAGGCTTTGGGACAAGGGTTCTTGCGGATGGTGCTACCATAGAGTCTTATGATTGTGTCGCAAATGAAATAAACAATTCTCC